AAGTTGAACTTGCAAGTCTTTTAGCTTGGTCAAGTCTTTTATTAAACTCTGGTCCAAATTCTTTTTTTAAACTTAATTCTGCTTCTTGTCTAACAGTTGCAGCTTGTGCTTCTTGTTGCTGTAAAGAATTTTGATTAAGCTCATTATAAAATTTTATTAATCCTTCTGCTTGTTTAGGAAGTAATCCTAATTTATGTGCAGCTTGATTAAATTCCTTTAACTGACTTGGATCAACTTCCTCATCTTTAAAAGAATATTTATATTGATCTGGAGTTTCTGGCGCACCTAATTTTTTAAATACGGCTTGCCAATCTTCATCTGTTGCATATTTATTAGGTACAGGAATTTTATCCATTCCTACTAATTTTTGTGCGTGCAGATAACTTTTTACAAAACTTTCCATATCGTTAAAATTTTGTAATGATTTTTCTTCTTTATAACTTTCAGGAATTAAACTTTTAAAATCTATTTTATTTTCCTGTTTAGCCTGTGTAGATACAGGTTGCGCTAAAGTTGTTGGCGCTTGTACTGATGAAGCAACATTTTGTTGAACATCAGATTGTCCTGTTGCTACAGGAGCAGTTGTCTGATTTTCCATTTATTTAACTGTTAGTTTGTTTAAGAGCGTTTTTAATAAAGATAAGCACAGAGCGTTGACCTTCTAAGTAGGCTGTTTCGTGACTATCACCTTTTTGATGAGTAGTCGCAAACTCGTGGCATCTTTTTTCGAGATCGCTTAAAACTCGTTTTCCTTCATCGCTACCGAATACAATTTTGTAATCAGCAACAAGTTCGAGAAATTTTTTATTGTGGTTGTTGTTGTTGTGTTCCATTGAGAGCTTTCACCATTGGTGCAGAGTTTCTTGCAATTTCGCTACCAGCGAGTTCTTGTTGCATTTGCATCTGCATTTGTTGTTGTTGTGCTTGTTGCTCTCTTTTTTGTCTTACTTGCGCATCTGATCTAATCATCTTCGCAGGTAATCCTAAAACATTGATAATGGTTTTAACTAGACCGTTTTCATCAATATAATCTGTTACAGGAGATACTTGGCTAATAGAGCCAAATACTTCTAGTCCTCTCATAATCGATTGTAGTTCTTGGGATCTTTGTGCAATCGCCATTGGTGATACATATTCAATATCCACTTCTTGACCTGCAAGCATTTGTGGAGCTTGAACAAATAAATTATTTCTTAACATAATATTAAACACTCGAATAATCATTGGCTGCAATAATTCGTTTTGTAATCTTGATAATGCTGGTCCTAGAATTCTCATTCGTTCTTCATTACGAGCCGTAACTTCTGTGGCTGTCATAGAACGATTAGAACCAGACATCATTAATTGATCTACATAAAAAGTTTTTGCAATCGCATCTCTTCTTTGGTTTTCTAAATTAATTCCAAGTGGAGAGTTTGCACCTATTTGTAATGGTTCAATTTTATCTCGTGAGCCTGATCGATAATAATTTAATGAGCCTGGAGCTGTACGAACAGGCAAAATCATACTGTCATCAGGAACTAATAATGGTGGATCAACCATCTTAGCTGCAGCCTTTAATGATACTTCAACCATTTTGTTTAAAACTTTAACATCAGGTAAAGCATTCATTCCAGGAGATCTGCCGTATATCTCTGATGAACCTTTTAAATATCTTGGTACAACGTAAGGAAGTTCTTTAAATCCTCCTTGTGAAATAATATGTCCGCTTTCGTATTCAAAATAAATACTTTCAAACGGCATATTCTTTTTATCTTTTTTCTTCTCATCGTACATTAATCTTGGTCGTACAACATGAACTAAAGATATTTCGTCAAATGGATTTTTTTTAAATGCGTTTTGAACAGAAGTGCTAACATTCTCTGCTCCAAATTTTGAAACAATTGCCTGAGCTGGCATTTTAAATTTACGATAAATGGTATCAACAAATCCTTTGTCATTTTCCATTATGTATAATTCTTTTATGTGTCTTGATGAAAAACGAACGATGTCCTCTCGATCTTCTTCGATCATTAGACAAGCGGTACCGAATGCAATTAAATCATGGTAACACTCAAAAACTTCTTGCTGAAAATTAGAACGGTTGAAGGCTACATACATTTTATTTGTTGCATCATCCAACCACTCTTTCGCTTCATCCTCATCATTTAGAATTGGCTCTTTAAATCTTAAAGAGAACCATCTATTTGCGGATGAGGTTAACATTCCATGTAGTGAAGCTGCCAAAAGTTCGAGCGAATGTATGGCTGTTCCATCAAATATTTCTATGTTTCGCTTGTCGCCTTTTGCTCGTTCTTTTGTAATGTCGGCTCGTCTAGGCAGCAGTACGTCTGCTATTTCTTGCCAATGGCTTTCAAAGTTGCTTCTTTGCTCCATTAGCCTAGACAAATTTCTTTTTAAATCTCGTGAGAGATCTCTTAAATTTTGTTCTTGCATTTTTTATCCAAGTAAAGATCTATAACCTAAAGACAATGTGTCTGCAGGTCCTGTAACGCCTGTCAAAACATTTGCACGTCTGCCTCTGCGTCTTGCATCGATCAATCTTTGATCTGTCATTTCGACAGCAGTTGGTCCTGCAGGAACGGTAGCTGGTTTTGGTGCTTCCATTTGTGCTGGCACTTGCGGTTGCTCTTGTGCTTTTGGTTTTGATTTAAACGGATTTGGAACAGGTCCACCCATGTTAACCTCCTAGTAAAGTTGTTTGATTATTTAACTGACTTTGTTTTTGCAAAGATCTTGTTCTTCTTTTTGACATTGGTAATTTATTATCTGCTGTTGCTTTAGCAGCTGGTGTAGATTTTGCTTCTTCTTTAACTTTTTGTATTGCTTTAGCTTGTTGCATTACATCAACAATCTTTTTTCCTAGCCCCATGACTAAGCGCCTAATAAAGTTTTATTATCTAATTCAGGAGAACTTGTAAGTCCTGTACCTGTCAATATTGTAGAACGTCTACCTCTTCTTCTAGCCATGCTCTCACGCATAGCAAGTTCTTCTGCTTCTCTTCTTTTTACATCTTCAAAATTTGGAACCGCCTCTACTTTAGGTTCTATAAATTTTGGAGGTTCTGGCATTTTTGGTTTTCCAAAAATAAAACTCATAATATATTAAATTGGTTATCAGCCACTTGTTGTCGGCTGGTGTTGTTAAAAATTTTAACTTCTTGCAAACCAACGGCTAAGGTTCGCAAAGCATCTGCTGCGTGCGATGACCAATCGTGATTTACTGAAAGTTTATATACTCTGTCTTTGTCATTATACTTTCGGTGATAATGACGTAGTGCATTTATTAATTTAGAGCAGTTATCAATATTAATGAAACATCTCTCTAAAACCATTTTGACACTATGTATTCCATCTTCTAATGGAATTTTTGGTGCTACTCTAAATCTAATCCCCATTTGATAAGCAACTTCTCTTCTGGTCTTACCAGAGGCAAAATCTGTAACTTCTATATCGTGTGGTGCGTAGTGATTTTCATACACAAAATCTTTTTCTTTTAAGACTTGTGCATAGTGTGGAAACGCTTGATTATTATTTTCATAGTAATCAATAATGTGAATAGCGTGTCCGATCTGCTGAAAAAATATTATGGATGTACTATCACTAAATCCAATATCCCAGGCAGTATTTACAGGATAAGCAGGATCATAAGGAATAGAGGCAACTTGTTTTTTATCTTCAAGTTTGCCTAGTAGTTCTCCATAAATAGAGCCTTTAATATTACCAATAAAAGAACACTCAAATTCTTGGTTATATTTAGCAACCCCCATAACTCCGAGAGCGGCTTGCAATTCCTCTTTATCAACTATCTTTGTTTCAGAGGCTTTTGCTTTATATAAAAACCAATTCTTATTTGACTGAGCTTTTTGGTAATAATCGTAAAATAAATTATTCATACCTGCAGGCGTTCCAACTAGGATCATAAATCCTTTGCGGTCCGATAACGCAGGAGTAATAACTTCATCTATTAAAGCAGCTTGAACTTGTGCAGCTTCATCAATAATACAGCCATCTAAATATATTCCTCGAATGCTATCAGGATTTTCAGATGACAATAAAGTTATTCTGGCTCCATTGACCAAATCACAACGTAACTCTGTTTCGTTATATTTAGTGCCAGGTATCTTGTCGGTAAAATGTTTTAAATAATCCCAGGCTATCTTCTTTGCCTGACTATAAGTCGGTGCAATATAAGCATATCGTGGCTGATGATTTCTATTCGTCATCGCCATTTTAATTAAATGATTAATACACAAAACTGTTTTGCCAAATCTTCTATGACAACACAGAACCGCATACCTGTATTTGCTTAGTTCATCGTGAACGTAGGCTTGCTGTTTTCTTGGTGTATAAGGTAGAACAACTTTCATTAGTGAATGCTAGGCATCTTGTGCAGATCCACATATTGCATTTTGATTTTGGTAAATACAAAATCTGCAAAGTCTTTTAAATCTTCTTCGCATTCAAATCCTGAGAAATTAATCACAAGATCGTTATTATGCGTTGAGAATGTAACCGCTTGTATGTTTTTGTATTTATCTAAAATATATTTCATTAATGACTGTGTTCGTTCGTTCATTTGTTTGATCGGTAATTTATCGCATAAAGACCGCACCCACGATTTTGAGGTGTAGTACCTCAGAAAAAACGTAATTTGCCTGGCGAAAAACAGTCATTAGCTTGACTAGCCGACACTCTGTAGCGGATTGCCTTATCTATTTAATATATTGGTGCAAGTCTGGTACAAAAATTATTAATTACTTATTAAATTCCTAACCTCTTGATGCGTGCGAGAATATGTTTTTATGTGCGCACTACCGAACTATTTAAACTAATATCATCTGGACTTACACTCACATCAATCACATTCGTATTTGTATTTGTGTTAACGTCTGGCACATTCCAAGTAATTTCAATCTTGCTGTCTGTTCTAATTTCTTGTTTATCACCATAGATACCAATTAGCTTTGAGGCTAACCAACGATAGTGATGTAATTTTTCTCTAACAACTTGTATGTTGCGATTGTCTGCGCCTTCAAGCTCTTCAATCATACTGTCTAAATATGTTTGCGCTCCAATGCGTCTTGCAGTTAAAATCTTATCAGCGAATTCTTTGTTAGTTGCAATCCATTTATAAACTTTAGATAAACTTGGACTATCCTTGGCTTTGCAAATCTTGGTTAATGGTGTTCCGTTCATCAATTGAGTTATGATTGAGTTCTCTATTTCTGATGTCAGTTGCAATTCGTTCATAATTTTTAAGTTTTAAATTCTTTAATAATTTTATCTTACCTTCGGTTGTCTTTGCAGACTTTGGACCTGTGGAATATCCACCATGAACTCTACAACGAATATTACCGTTCTTGCATAATATTCCTGGAGCTTTGCAAGGAAGTTTATTTTGTTTGTTTATGGTTTCGCAATCAACTCTAATCTTCTTCATAAGTACTGTTGTGAGTATTATTCTTAACTATCCTGCTGCAAGACTTTTTATTTAAAAAATAAACAACAGCGCATAGATGAACTGTAGTTGACAACAGACTGTTATTTTACAGCTGTTCGCTTATTTGTATAGGCTAGGATAATAACTTTATTTATGATGTGTGTGAGAAATAAATAATACGATGAGCGTATCAATATTTGTAAAGAATTTTGTCGAGTCTGTCAAACGAAAATGTAGAATTTATTTTTTTAACTAATCGTTCCAATATTGTCTGATATTTAATTTTTAATGTAGTTCTGTGATAACCGAACATCTTTGCTAACTTTGTCATTGGAAATCTATTTGCTTTCATCCATAGCAATTTCCTTGCAAATACAGGATCAATATCAACATCAGATTTTATCATAAGCATAACTTCAACCGCAAAATTATATCTTGTAAGCTGCTTTGGCGTTGCTCTGCCTTTGTATGATGCAATATAATATCCATAATCCTGCTCATCATAAGAACATTCTATAATCTTATACATAGCAGGAACTCTGCGATTACTAGGTTTTGATATAAATCTTTCAGTATAAACAGCATCCTCCAGCAAAATCATAAGCTGAACTTCTGTATATAATTCTTTATTGAGTATTTGTTCGTCTAGTTTTTTCATCA